GACCCGGTGAAGCCGCGTTGCCGTGTGAAAACCGGCGGCCTGCTGACTGACTGGCTGCCGTTCTTCGCCCTGCGTGCCGGCGAGGACAGCGACTGGGACCCGCCAAGCGTGGACGAGCAGTGCCTGGTGCTCTCGCCTTCCGGCAACCCGGCTCATGGCTTCGTCATTTTCGGTGTGTACAGCGATCGGTTCCCTGCTCCGGACAACGTGCCAACCCGCCGCCGGCACCGGTACCGTGACGGCGCCATCGTCGACTACGACACCGCAACCCACACGCTGAGCGCCACGTTGCCAGATGGCGGCAAGGCCAATCTCATCGCACCTGGTGGGGTTCACGTCACCGGTGACGTTGTGATTGATGGCCTGGTAACAGTCACCCAGGACGTCGTCGCAGGCCCGCGAAATATCAGCCTGGTCAATCACCGCACCTCCGGCGTTCAGGCAGGTAACGGCACGTCCCAGGGACCAATCCCATGATCGGCATGAACAGCAGCTCCGGCCGCACCATCGACGGCGACGCGCACCTGGTGCAATCGATCGCCGACATCCTGACCACACCCATTGGAACCCGCGTTATGCGGCGCGAATACGGCAGTCAGCTTGCCGACCTGATCGATTGGCCGCTCAACAACGCAACCCGGCTGCAGGCTTATGCGGCCACAGCCATCGCGCTGATGCGTTGGGAACCGCGGATTCGCCTGAGTCGCGTACAGCTGACCCTGGGTGATATTGCCGGCCAGGCGATTCTCGACATCGAAGGCAGCGTGGTGGATACCAACGAGCCATTGAGCCTGCGCGTTCCTCTCAGCTTGGGAGCAACAGCATGAAAACCTTTACCCCTATCGACCTGGCTCAGCTTCCGGATCCTGACGTCGTCGAGCAGATCGACTACGAGCAGATCCTCGCCGAACGCAAGGGCTACGCGGTCAGCCTCTGGCCGGTCGAGCAGCAACCCGCAGTCGCCGCGACATTGGCCGTCGAGTCGGAGCCTCTGACCAAGCTCCTGCAGGAGAATGCCTATCGCGAAATGCTGCTGCGCCAACGCGTGAACGAAGCATCCCTGGCCAATATGCTGGCGAAAGCCAAGGGCAAAGACCTCGAGCAACTCGCCGGCAACGTCAACGTCGAGCGCCTGGTCGTGACCCCGGGCAACAGCGCAGCCGTCCCGCCCATCGTCGCGGTAATGGAATCGGACGACTCGCTGCGCGAGCGAGCGCAGATGGCATGGGAAGGCCTCTCGACGGCAGGGCCCCGTAATAGCTACATCCTGCACGCGCGCAGCGCAGACGGCCGCGTCGCCGATGCAACGGCTGAAAGCCCGTCGCCGGCGGAGGTCGTCGTCACTGTTCAGGGTTTGGTCGGGGACGGAAGCGTCGACCAGGCGTTGCTGGATGTCGTCAGCCGATATCTCAGCGACGATGACCGTCGTCCGGTTGCCGATCGGCTAACCGTGCAATCGGCGACTGTCCTGCCGTACCACGTCGACGCGGTTATTTATCTCGCCACAACCGGGCCTGAGGCGGAGCCCATCCGCGAAGCGGCGCAAGCCCGCCTCGTCACGTTCATCACCCAGCGCCGACGCCTCGGCGTAGAGATTTCCGAGTCGGCCATTCATGCCGCGCTGCATGTCGAGGGCGTGCGCAAGGTGGTGCTCAGCAACTGGACCGACATCATCCCGAGCGAATCCGAGGCAGCCTATTGCACCGGATACAGCGTAGCCGTTGGTGCACTGTCATGACGAGCCTGTTGCCGCCGAATGCCAAACAGCTTGAGCGATTAGCGGCCGAGGCACTCGCGCAAATCGACCGCGTGCCGGTTCCGATCAGGGATCTGCTGAACCCTGATCGATGCCCGGTACAGCTTCTGCCTTATCTGGCCTGGGCATTCTCCGTCGACCGCTGGGACAGCACCTGGTCGGAATCAACGAAGCGCCAGGTCATTAAAGGCTCGTACTTCATCCACTCACGCAAGGGAACGATCGGAGCGCTGAGGCGCGTGGTCGAGCCATTGGGTTATCTGATCGATGTCCTGGAGTGGTGGCAGACCGCGCCAAACGGCATACCAGGCACGTTCGCGCTGAAAGTGGGTGTGCTGGATACGGGCATCACCGAAGAAATGTATCAAGAGCTGGAGCGGCTGATCGATGACGCCAAACCAGTCAGCCGTCACCTGACAGGTTTAGCCATCAGCCTGGAATCCTCGGGCGGCTTTCACCTTGCCGCAGCGGTGCATGAAGGCGACGAAATCGACGTTTACCCGCCAGTGCCGCGAGATATCGAAGTCTCAGGGGTTATCGGACGCGGTGGGCGTGACCACACAATCGACACCCTGGAAATTTACCCATGATCGACCAGACCTCGCAGTTCTTCGCCATCCTCACCAACGTCGGCGCCGCCAAGCAGGCGAACGCCGATGCCCTGGGCATCCCTTGGAAGATCACGCAAATGGGTGTAGGGGACGCCAATGGTGCGGACCCAATCCCCTCAGCCACGCAAACAGCGCTGATCAATGAACGACGTCGGGCTCCACTGAATCAGCTTAAGGTCGACCCTGCCAACAGCGCGGTCATCATCGCCGAGCAGGTCATCCCCGCCGAGGTCGGTGGCTGGTGGATCCGAGAGATCGGCTTGTACGATGCCGACAACGATCTGGTGGCCATTGCCAACTGCGCACCTTCCTTCAAGCCCCTGCTCACTCAAGGCTCTGGTCGCACGCAGGTTGTTCGCATGAACCTGGTCGTGAGCAACAGTGCCACGGTTGAACTCAAGATCGATCCGAGCGTTGTTCTGGCAACCCGGGCATACGTGGATCAAAAGGTTCTCGACGAGCTGAACAAGCAGGATTTCAAGTTTTCCGTCTATGTGGCCACCACCGCGCCGATTGCACTAAACGGCCTGCCGCCGATCGACGGCGAGTCCATTGCTGAAGGTGCCCGAGTGCTGGTGAAAAACCAGGCTCTGCCAAAGGAAAATGGCATTTACGTCGCCGGCAACGGCGTCTGGGTACGAGCCCAGGACGCGGACATCAGTATCGAGGTAACGCCTGGACTCCTGGTGCACGTCGAACGCGGCGCGACACTCGGAGACAGCATCTGGCAACTAGTGACCAACGGCCCAATCGTTCTGGGCACCACTGACCTGGTGTTTGAGATGGCAGCTGGACGCACGGGAGTGGCCGTTGGAACCTACACCAGCGTGACGGTGGACAAATACGGCCGGGTGATTGCGGCCACCAGCCCAACGACGCTGGGCGGTTATGGCATCACGCTGCCGACGCAGCTTCAGGCTGAAACTGGCGCCGACAACACACTCCCTATGACCCCGCTGCGGGTATTTCAAGCCATCGCCAAGGTAGTGGGTCAGGCGACGGAAGCGCTGTTCGGCTGGGCGAAAGTCGCTACTCAGACGCAAACAAACTCGGGCGTCGACGACACCACCATGATCACGCCGAAGAAGTTTTCGGCCGGTATTGCAGCGCTGGTGATTCAAGCGACCGAAGCCATCACAGGCATTGCAAAGGTTGCAACGCAGACACAAACAAACTCGGGCATTGATGACACCACCATGATTACGCCGAAGAAATTCTCGGCCGGTATCGCGGCGCTGGTTATTCAGGCTACCGAAAGCATTGCCGGCATCGCCAGGGTGGCAACACAGCTGCAGGCGAACGCCGGAACTGACGACGCTACTGTTATCACGCCGAAGAAACTGCGCTGGGGGTTTCAAATCCTAAAAGCTGCCCAGGGCTATGTGGTGTTTCCTACGTGGCTGGGCAGTTTGATTATCCAATGGGGTTACACCTCGACTCCGGCGGCGACGACAATTGTTCCATTCACTATGACCTTCCCGAATGCCTGCTTCGGCGTGTGGACCACCGTGTTCAACGTAACGGCCGGCGCCGATGTTCTTGAGATCACCGTGGTGCCTACAACAAACGGCTTTGGTGCTGTCGGGGTTTCATCCGGGCCGACGGGGACTGCGGCGCAAGCAGCAGCAAACTTCTACTGGCTAACATTCGGGCACTAAGGCGGAACGATATGAAATACGTAACTTTTGACGGGGCTGGTGCTCTTAAATGTCGCCTGATCCGTGGCGTAAATGACATCCCTGAAGGTGCCGTCGAGGTGGACGATGACCTGTGGATGCGGATCACCCAGGAGCTCGATGGTGTATGGCTGCTAGACGCTGACGGGACGGTGCGCAAACACGAACGTCCTGCTTTGGTCCTAACCGAAGAAGATAAGCAGAGCCTTGTAACGATCGAGCGTGATCGACGAATTGAGGCAGGAGTGACCTTTCGCGGCATCCACTACCAATCCCGGGCCACTGATCGCGAGAACATTGCCGGGGCCGCTCAGCTCGGCCTGATGGCCGTCATCGCGGGCGCGCAGCCAGGGGACTATCGGTGGTCCGACCCTGATAAGGACTTCACGTGGATCAGCACAGACAACGACCTGGTGTCGATGGATGCGCACACCGTGATGGAATTCGGCAAAGTGGCAGCCTCGGCCAAACAGGCGCTAATTTTTGCGGCTCGCGCACTCAAGGACAATGCCCAGATCCCGACTGACTTCGAAGACGATAAGTGGTGGCCAGCATGAGCCGGTTTGTGACCACATTGAAAACTGAGCAAGTCGGCCGACGACAGCACACACTGTTAGCCGATTTGGTCCTGGCAGATGAGAACGCCGGCGTTATCGTCGTGCCTGCCGGCATAACGACCAACTTTGCCAGCCTCGACATGCTGCACAACGTGTTTTTGTTCGTGTTGTTCGCGCTGGTTTCGGGCTACGGAAACTATGCCGCGACTGTGCATGACTGGCTTTACACGACCGGCGACATCAGCCGCAAGGAAGCTGACGCTGTCCTCTATCGGGCATTACGTGCTGAAGGAGTGGCCCGATGGCGTGCCTGGCTCTTTTGGATTGGTGTGAGAGTCGGTGGCCGCAAGCATTACGGGGCCTCACGTTAAAATTTCGTCCTGCAGTACCGCCCTGCTCTTGCAGGGCTTTTTTTTGCCTGCCGTGTAGCAAGCGCTCCTACAGACCCAGCGACTCGTCGTCGTGTCGCGCGCGCGTCACTCTGCGTTCCATTGTCACCCACGCGCAGGTTCTCCCCATGCCAACCGATTATCACCACGGCGTCCGAGTTGTCGAAATCAACGAAGGCACCCGCCCGATCCGCACCGTCGCTACCGCCGTCGTCGGCATGGTCTGCACCGCCGAAGATGCCGATCCGATCGCGTTTCCTCTCAATCGTCCTGTCCTGCTAACCGACGTGCTTACCGCCAGCGGTAAGGCCGGTGAACTGGGCACACTCGCAAAAAGTTTGGATGCTATCGCTGACCAGGCAAGCCCAGTCACCGTCGTTGTTCGTGTCGCCGAAGGCGCTGACGCTGCCGCGACCACCACCAATGTGATCGGTGGCGTCACTGCCGGCGGTCAGTACACCGGGCTCAAGGCACTGCTGGCTGCGGAGGCGCAGTTGGGCGTGCGGCCGCGCATCCTCGGCGTACCTGGCCTCGACTCGCTGGCGGTGGCCACCGAACTGGTCCTCACCGCACAGAAGCTACGTGGTTTCGCTTACGCCAGTGCCTGGGACTGCGAGACCGTCTCCGACGCCATCGCCTACCGGGAAAATTTCGGCGCCCGCGAGCTGATGACCATCTGGCCCGATTTCGTCAACTGGGACACCACGCTGAATGCCGACGCACCGGCGTCGGCGATCGCCCGCGCCCTGGGCCTGCGCGCCAAGCTCGATGAACAGGTCGGCTGGCACAAAACCCTTTCCAACGTGGCAGTCAATGGTGTGTCCGGACTGAGCCGGGACATTTACTGGGATCTGCAGAACCCGGCCACCGACGCCGGCCTGCTGAACGCGGCGGACGTCACCACGCTGATTCGTCGCGAAGGCTTCCGCTTCTGGGGTTCGCGCACTTGCAGCGACGACCCTTTGTTCGCCTTCGAAAACTACACCCGTACCGCCCAGGTATTGGCCGACACCATGGCCGAGGGTCAATTCTGGGCCGTCGACAAGCCGATGCACCCGAGCCTGGTGCGCGACATCGTCGAGGGTATCAACGCCAAGTTCCGGGAACTGGTACGCCTTGGCTACCTGATCGGGGGCGAGTGCTGGTACGACGAAGCCGCCAACGACAAGGACACCCTCAAGGCCGGCAAGCTGTTCCTGGATTACGACTACACGCCCGTACCGCCACTGGAGAACCTGGCGCTTCGCCAGCGCATCACCGATCGCTACCTGGTCGACTTCGCCAGCCGCGTAAACGCCTGATATTCATTCATCCGCGCGGCGTTGGCCGCGCCTTTAGGAGAGCGCCCACATGGCTCTGCCCAAAAAGCTCAAGAACATGAATTTGTACAACGACGGCGTCAGCTACGTCGGTGCGTGCAAGAGCGTCACCTTGCCCAAACTCGCCCGCAAGCTCGAAGCATTTCGGGGCGGCGGTATGGACGGTGGTGTGAAGGTCGACCTGGGTCATGGCGACGACGGTATCCAGCTCGAATGGACCCTCGGTGGCTGGGACCTGACGGCACTGCGTC